AAACAACCTTTGGTTTTGTGCCGGATTTGGAAAATATAACATTTGGCGAATATATAGACCTCGACAATTTTATTGGCAAAGTAAACGAATTACATAAGGCAATGAGTGTATTATATAGGCCCGTAACACAACAACGAGGCGAAAAATATACAATTCAAGAATATAAAGGGGATCTGTTACACGATGTAATGTTGGATATGCCAATGAGTGCGGTTGTTAGTTCAATGCTTTTTTTTTACAATTTAGGGATAGAATTGTCGAGCGTTATGATGAATTATACAACGGACCCGGAGTTGGCGAAACACCGTCAACAGTTGGAGGCTTTGGCAAAAAGTGGGGTTGGTACTCGAGTTTATACCAATTGGCACAAGGAGATATTAGGCGATTTAATGAAATAACAGAATTAAATATAAACCAATGTTTAACAATGTTAGCATTTGAAAAAGAAAAATTAGAAGTAGAAAGCAAACAAATAAAAAATAAATATAAATGAGCATAGACCAAAACATAGGCGCCCAAAGTTATTTTAAAATTGTTGAAAAATTACGGGATGCGTTATTAAATAATAAATTAATAAATACCGTAACAGTTGGCGATATTGGTGATATTGATTTAGACAAACAAACAATATATCCTTTGGCGCATATTGTAATTGGGCAAGCAAATTTTGGCAGCACGACAATAAATTACGAGGTTAGTATTTTAATAATGGATATTGTTCACAATGACCTTGGTATTGAAAGCGAACCCAGCATATACCAAAACTCAAGCGAGTTATACGTTTTAAATTCAATGTTAAACGTTGGCAACCATATTGTCGATAAATTATTTGTTGGCGATTTATATGATGGTAACGTTTATATAAATAAAGAAAATGTAACGGCCGAGCCGTTTCGCGATCGATTTGAAAACGTCCTCGCCGGGTGGAGTTTTAATTTTCAATTAACAACGCGTAATAATATAGACCGATGCAATTCATAAACGTTAATAAAATTGCCGAGAAGTGGGGTAAATATATTGTTCAACAAAGTAGGTCGCGCCTTACAAAAGGAAAACATAACGTTGATAAAAATTTATACAATTCGTTAAAATCAGAAATAAAAAAAAATAACCAAGGTATTGATATTTTAATTTCAATGTTGGGTTACGGTAAATTTTTGGATAAAGGGGTGCGAGGTGCAAACGCGTATTATGCGGATGGTAATACCTCATCAAGTCCGTATTCGTTTAAGTCAAGTTCAAAAATACCGCCCGTTGAAACGTTGGCGAATTGGGCCAAAAAACGTAACATACGTTTACGCAATGATAAAGGGCAATTTGCAAAAGGCAATTATAATACAATAGGTTTTTTAATTGCGCGCAGCATACGCGACAAAGGCATAAGGTCAACAATGTTTTTAACGCGTTCATTTCAAACCTCTCAAAAGTGGGTTGAGTTAAAATTGGCTCGTGCAGTTGGTGAGGATGTTGCAAACGAAATACGAGAAACGGCTAAAAAAATAGAAAGCAAAAAATAATAAAATGAGTACAATAATAAACGCAAGAAGCCCGTATTATATTAAGAGTATATCAAACCCAAGCGACCAGGGCGCAAACGAGAATTTGTTTAAGGTTATATATTCTATTTTTATTTATTCGGGACACGTTACAAATGACAAACCAACAACGGCAACTTATACGGTTACAAAATTTGTAAAAGAAACAACCGACAATTTTGTTGTTATTGAAATAAGCGAATTAATACGCGATTATTTAGAAACCGAGTATTATACCGAGGCGGTTGACGCGGTTTGGGTTTTTATAAGCGCGGTGCGTGAGGATGATACGGGCGCAACATTAAACGCCCCGGGAGGCGGTACAACAGACGACCAAACATATTTAGCCTTTGACGGTTATGGCGAATTTGAGGAGGGTATTAACCCAAGGACCTCAAATGATCCGACAAACTCCGCCGGTTTTACGCCAATGGTTTTGCAAACAAATACTTGCATCCCGTTTGTACGTGGGCGCGATATTAAAATACCTATATTTTCGGAACCATTGCCGCAGGCTCAAACAACCGTAACGGATGCGGTTTGGAATTTTACCGATGAATTTTGGGACGTTGAGGATTCAAATTGGAATGATAGCGATAACAGTTTACCAACACCAACAACGGACGCAAATGAAAGCGGCGATAAAATATATTATTTACAAATAACAACCGATAACGCAGTAACAGGCGACACGATTACAATAACCTCAACGAGTGGTAATTCGCAAAGCGTAACGCTAACGTTAAACGAGGTTTGTCACCCAAAATATGAGGCATACCGCGCAATATATTATAATAAATTTGGTGCGTTACAATCGTTTTGGTTGCCTACAAAACACACAATAAAAACAAATACAAAAAGCAAAGATTACAAGTCGGTTACTATTGAAGCAACGAAAACAACCGGGCCGTCGTATTCATTGTATAAACATAGTAATAAACGTTTTCAAGTTACCGCACAACAGTCAATAACGTTAAATACTGAATTGTTAAACGAATGTTTAAACCCGGCAATTGAGCAATTATTAACAAGCGAGCAAGTATGGCTTGAGGATAGTTCATTAACGGTAAGGCCTGTTATTTTGCGTTCACAAAATTTAACACGTAAAACAGGGGTAAATAATAAAGCAAATATACAATATGAATTAAACTTTGATTTTGCTTTTGATCATATTCAAAATATAAGATAAATGTTAAAGGTTCAATTATTTGTCCAGGGTGAGCGAGTTGATATGTTTCAAGACGAAACTATTAAAATAACTAAAAGCCTCAAAAATATAAAAGACGTTGCTAAAATTTTTACGGCATTTACGCAAACGTTTACCTTACCGGCATCCAAAAAAAATAATAAATTATTTAAACATTATTATAATTTCAATATCGAGGACGGGTACGATGCGCGTGAGCGTGTAAATGCAGAAATACAGGTCAACAATATAACATTTGAAAAAGGTAAATTACAATTAAACGGCGTACAATTAACAGAACGAAAACCGGCTAATTATAAGGTTACATTTTACGGCGCAACCGTTGAATTAAAAGACCTAATTGGTGAGGATAAATTAAGCAGTTTACCGCTCGACTCATATTCTAAATTATACGGGCCGGGCGCAGTATTGGGCGGTTTAAGTCAAAATTTTGTTGATAGTAGCGGCACACCAAAACCGGTAATAACTCCTTTAATTACGCATACAAAACGTTTGTATTATTCATCAACCGCCGCCGATTCGTTCGATCAAAGCGGTAATTTAAAACCAACAAACGACCCGGACAATGCCGGGAATTACAAACAGGGTTTACCTTGGACCCAATTGAAATATGCTATTAATGTAAACGTATTAATACAAGCAATTGAGACCAAGTATTCAACACCGGCTTATCCTGTTAATTTAAGATTTAGCAATGATTTTTTTAACAATGCCTCAATACCTAAAATGAACAATTTATATATGTGGTTACATAGGAAAAGCGGTCACGTTGAAAATTTAAGCGGTAACGAGGAGACAATTACGCCGGTTGATGATTTTGATTCAGTTGTTACGAGTCCAATTGTAGGCGCAGATAACAACCCCGATAACGGGTTTTTTACTGATGGCCAACTTTTTTTTATAACAAGCCCAGGCTCGGGAGGCTTTCCTCTTAATTTTCAATTTACACAATTTAAAATCGAGGTAAATGTACCGCCGTCCGAAACCGATCCTTACCGCGTGCGAATGTTTGCACAATTAGACGATACGCCTGTATTTGTAAGCGCGCAAGTAACGGGCGACTCAAGCTTTACGTGGAACCCAAACACGCCCGGCACCAACCCGAGCGATATTGACGATTTTTTATATTTGGGATCTGTTTTAACGTTTGATATTGTTGCCGCAAATGTTATTAACGTTAGTGAGTTTAAAGTAACGTGTTCGTATTATGGCGGCAAGGTTATTGGAAGTCAAGGCGGTACGCAATTTTTCAATTTTCAATCTTTTGTTAGTGCGGGTCCATTTTCAACGGCCTCGGTTTTTCGTTTCAATATAACGCAACAAATACCGGAATTAAAAACAATTGATTTGTTAAGTGGTTTGTTTAAAATGTTTAATTTGGTTGCGTTTGTAGATACAGAAAACTCGTCAGATACAACAAAAAACATAGTTGTAAAACCCCTTGACGATTATTATGCAAACCCGGCACGTTACGAAATTGACGAGTATATTGATATTACCAAAGAAGTTGTAAATGTTGCTTTGCCGTATAAAAAGGTTTTGTTTAAATACAAGGATTCAAAATCATTTTTGGCCGAACGTTACCGCCAACTTGCAAACAAGGGTTGGGGTGAGTTGAGTTATACCGAGGCAACATTAAAAGAAATTGGCGGCCAATTATACAAGGTTGAGGTGCCGTTTGGGCATTTTCAATTTGAACGTTTAACCGACCCGGCAAACGGTACGTTAAAAAATATACAGTGGGGTTGGAGTGTTAATGAAAGCCGAAACAGTTATAAAGGCGCACCGTTATTATTTTATCCTATCTTTCAAAATATAGGCGCGTATAATGTTGGGAGCGTTGTTGATTCAGAAAATCCGGATCAAATAACAACCGTTACGCAAAGGAGTTATGCGAATATCCCAAGTAATTCATTGCATATAAGCGCAAGCCAGGGCGGCGAAACGTTACACTTTGGACACGAAATAAACGAATATACCCAAGACACCTCGTTTACGGGTTCACTATTTAACGAGGAATATACAAAATACATAAAGGATATTTTTAACAGGCGAAGGCGAATAATAAAAATAAAGGCATACCTACCTTTAAAAATTTTGCTAAATTATTCGTTATCTGATAAATTTATTTATAAAGAAGAGGAATATAATATAAACTCAATATCAACAAATTTAACAACAGGCGAAAGCGATATCGAGTTAATAAATTGTTTAACGTACGAGAGTTATGATTAGCAGTATAATAAAATTATTGCCGCAAGCAAAAGGCGAAACCGAAAACATAAGAATTGCAAAAGGCAAATATAAATTACCTCAAACATTTAAAGAGGGGTTAAAACAAATTAAACAGGAGTTGGCGTGGCAAAGCAAGAACAGGTAATAAATATAAAAATACAAACCGGCAAGGCAACCGTAAAAACAAAAAAATTAAATAAGGACCTTGCAACAACAGGCGCAACGGGTACCGCGTCCGGCCTTTCAATTGGCGCAGCGTTTAAAGCAGCCGGTACGGGTATTATGACCGCAATACCGGCCTTACAAGCGTTTAAGGCTGCATTAATATCGACCGGGGTTGGTGCAATTGTTGTCGCGGTTGGTTCTTTGGTTGGGTTACTTGTTAGCGCAGCGGGCAAAGCCAAAGAATTTGAGAAAGCGTTAAGTGGTTTACAAGCGGTTAGCGGCGCATCAAGCGAGTCAATGGAACAGTTAAGCAACCAGGCCAAAGAATTAGGGGCCTCGACCGCATTTACCGCCTCGCAAGTTTTACAATTACAAACGGAATTAGCAAAATTAGGTTTTAGCGTTTCAGATATACAAAACTCGACACCCGCTATATTGGATTTGGCGGCCTCGTTAGATGTTAGCCTTTCAGAAGCCGCAGCATTTGCCGGGTCGCAAATTAGAGCGTTTGGTTTGGATACAAGCGAAACACAAAGGGTCGTTGATGTTATGGCGTTATCAACTACAAAATCGGCCTTGGATTTTGGTTCACTATCGGAGTCGTTAAAAATGGCGGCGCCCGTTATGAAAGCAACCGGGCAAAGTGTTGAACGTACGGCAGCAATGCTCGGGGTTTTGGCGGATACGGGTATTAAAGGAAGTTTAGCCGGTACCGGTTTATCAAAGACATTTATAGCATTAAACAAAGAGGGAATTTCGCTTGAGGACGCTATGAATAAAGTATCAAATTCGAGCGATCAATTAGGTACGGCCGTTGAGTTGGTTGGAGTTGTTGGTGCAAAATCTCTTTTGAATTTAGCAAACAACGCGGAGAAAATTGACGAATTAGAGGAGTCGTTTAATAAGGCAAGCGATACCGTTGAACAAGGCGGAAAACAATTTGACGGCGCAGCCAAAGCAATTGCAGAAATGAGGCTCGACAATTTGGAGGGTGATACAACAAAACTCGGCTCGGCGTGGGAAGGGTTTTTATTAGCAATTGAGGACGGGGACGGTATAATTAATAAAATACAAAGGACCATTGTTCAAGGTTTAACCATTGCAATAACAGGCGCGACCAAGGCCGTTGAGTTTTTCGGTTTTTTATTTGGTGATATTTTTGAGGCAAATAAATTAATTATGCAAGGGGCGAGGCAAATTATAGGCGGAGGCTTTTTGTATTTAGTTGGCCAAATAACAAAAGCCGCAAATAATATATTAATTCAAATATCACGTATCCCAATTATAGGCGCAGCAATTGACGCGAACGCAGCACAAAAAAGAGTAAAAATGGCCGCCGCAATAATTGACCGGGCGGAGGATGAAATAAGAAAAGGCCGGGATGCGTTTGTAGAAGTTTATAATAAGGGTAAAACGTTTGCAGCACGTTATCAAGCCAAAGCAGAAGCAAACGAAATTTTGCGAGAGGAAAAAGCGAAAAATGCGGAATTAGCCGAAATACAAGAGGAAAAATTAGAACAGGACAAAGAGGCCGCAGAAAAAGCAAAAAAACAACGCGAGGATGATCTAAAAAAATTACTTGATTTAGAGAAAAAATACTTACAACGCCAACAAGACCTTGACGATACAACCTCTTTACAAAAAGCGCAACGCCAAAGGGAACGCGCACAAGCGGAATTAGACGCGTTAAAATTAAGCAATGAGGAAAAAATAAAAGCACAAGAAGCATTAAATAATTATTTTGACCAATTAGAGGAGGAGGCCGCTGCAAAAGACCAGGAAAAAATCGACAAACAAAACGAAAAAGACGCAGCCGATAAACTTAAAAAACAAGAGGAGCGTTTAAAGGAGTTGGAATTAGATAAAGAATTTGAGGCCCTACAATTTGAGGAGCGCCGCGCAATTTTAGACGAACGCCGAAGGTTAATAAATGAGGATGAATTATTAAGCGAAGAGCAAAAATTAGCAGCGTTGGCAAATATACAAAAAGCCGAGGAAAAACTCGACCAAGATAAAGTTGCGGGTAAAATGGCAGCGCTTGACGCGGTGCGTAATTTAGCGGGCGCAGAAACCAGGGTCGGCCAAGCATTGTTATTGGCAAAACAAATTTTACAAATGAAGGAGATGATGATGGACCTTAAAAACATAACGTTTAAAGGTAAAAAGGCATTAGCAGAAACCGCAGTCGATGCCGGGCAAAACGTATCAAAATCCGCAAAGATTGGCTTTCCTCAAAACATTATAACAATTGCCGCAGCGATCGGTCAAGGTATCTCAATTATGAACACGGTTAAAAAAGCCGTTTCAAGAACAGGCGCGGGCGCAAGCGCACCTCCGCCTCCAACACCGCCGCCGGTTCAAGAGGCAACGGCACAAGCAGAAAATGCCGGCCCCGCGTTTAATGTAATTGGGGCGAGCGGTACTAACCAAATTGCGGACGCTTTAGCCGGTCAACAACAAGCACCAATTCAAACGTTTGTTGTTGCGAGTGAAGTAACAAGCGAACAAGCGCTCGAGCGTAATATAGTTGATAGCGCATCAATTTAAAAAATGTGCAAAAAAATAATAAATTAACGTTATATAAATAATATGAAAATAGTCGAGTTAATTTTAGATGATGAAAACGAAAATTTTGTCGAAGCGATAAGCGTAGTCGAGCATCCGGCCATTGAGGAGGATTTCGTTGCATTAAAAGACCAAAAGCAATTTAATTTTGCCAAGCAAGATGAGGAGAAACGTTTGCTTGTTGGTGCAATTTTAACGCCAAATAAACCGATATTTAGGCGTAATAATGATGAGGATTATTATATTTATTTTAATCGCGATACGGTACGCCAGGCAAGCCAATTATATTTAAAAAAGGGTTTTCAAGCATCGGCAACATTAGAACACCAACAAAACGTTAGCGGTTTAACATTGGTTGAGTCCTGGATAGTTGAGGACCCCAAAATGGATAAAACTAATTTGTACGGTATGGATTTACCAAAGGGTACTTGGGCCGGTGCAATTAAAGTCGACAATGATGATATTTGGGACAATTTTGTCAAAACGGGCAAAGTTAAAGGCTTTTCAATTGAGGGTTATTTTGTTGATCGTGCCGACGCCAAACAAAAAGAAACGGATGAGGATTTGGCTAACGAAATGTTAAACGAATTAAAACAAGCGCTTGAGGGAGTTGAATTAGAAACGTTCAACGATTACCCGGAAGCAGCCGTAAACAATGCAAAACGTGCAATAAAATACAAAGAGGAAAAAGGCAGCGATTGCGGGACGAGCGTTGGTTGGACAAGAGCCGGGCAACTTTCGAGAAAAGAAAATATCAGCCGTTCGACGATTGCTCGTATGGCAAGTTTTAAAAGGCACCAACAAAATAAGGACGTGCCGTATGATGAAGGTTGCGGCGGTTTAATGTGGGACGCTTGGGGCGGGAGCGCCGGAGTTGAGTGGGCAATAAAAAAATTAAAACAAATTGACAAAGAAAAATTAGAATACATTGAGGTCGACGAAAATTACGCAATAATTAACGACCGATTGGCATACGCAACAAAAGAACAGGCAGAAAAAATCGCCAAGGATATTGGTTGCGAAGGGCATCACGTACATATTGAAAATGATAAGGAGTGGTTTATGCCGTGTAAACAACACGCGCTCGCAGAAATTGGACCACGTGGAGGCGTAAAACGCAGCAAAAAAGCACCGGCAAGCGATACGCCAAATAAAAACCCAAAAGGCGAAGGCACCGCAAAAGGTGACGCGTCAACCGCCAGGGGTGCAAAGGTTAGTAAAAAGGACGAGGCAACACTACAAAAAAAGGTTGACGATTTTAACAAACGTTATAAAGATAAATTAGGTTACGGCGCAACGTTAGGCCAATTAAAAAGCGTGTTTCAGCGCGGCCTTGGTGCGTTTAATACCTCACACTCCCCAACGGTTAAAAGCGCCTCACAATGGGCATTTGCCAGGACCAACGCGTACCTTTATTTATTAAAAAATGGCAGACCGCAAAACGCGAAATATACAACCGATTACGATCTGTTGCCAAAAAAACACCCAAAATCAACTAAAAATTAATTAAAATGAAATTGTCGGAAAACACAAATGTAACACTTGACCTTAAAACAATTGGGATGATTATTGGTTTTACATTAATGTTGGCCGGCACGTATTGGAGTTTACAAGGTCAAATTAGTTTAGCAATGAGCGAACCCCAACCGGAGGTTAGTAAAATAGAATTTCAATACAAAGATGAATTGGTGCGCACAACAATTGAAAAAGTAGAAAAAGACGTCGTTAATATACAAGAGGATATTGATGAATTAAAAGAACAATTGGCAAAAATGGAGGAGCGCCTTTACAATAAATTAAGGTAATGTTTAAAACGTTTATATTATTGTTTTTATTTTGTGGTTTTGTTAATGCCCAAGATTATAAAAGTGATATAAGCGTTGTGCAGTATTCGGCAAGTTTTGTAAAAGATAACGAGTTGAATTTAAAAAAATTTAACGAGCATAATACGCATTATTTTTATATTGAAACGGATAAAAAATTATTTGAAAACGACAAAATTAAGTATTTACCAACAATTGTTATTTTTCAAAACGGTAAAGAAATTTTACGAATTGAGAGCGGGGTGAGTTTAAAACTCCCGGAGGATGCTGCAAAAAAAATAGATCGTAAATTAAATGAATTATTACAAAATAAATTTTAAAAATATGATACGTTTATTAAAATACATAACAAAAAAATTAGAAGCCTTTAAGTGTTGGGTTCATATTAATTGGAATAACACACTCGAAAAATTAAAATCAAAATGTATATGCGAAAATTTGCCCTCATAACCGCGTTATTATTTACAACAATTTGTAACGCTCAATTACTAAAAGAAATTTTTAAGTATTCAACTTTATACGGTTCATATACGGAGTCAAGCCCCTTATTTGTGCCGGATAGTTATTTTGTAACACAAGGCGGGGAGGTTATAAATACAACCCCGGAAGTAACAAACGATTTTAGTTATTCTTTTGGTATTCGCAAAATTGCGAGGTTTGGTTACGAAAATAAAGAAAACCGATTTTATGATGGCAGCGAACAAAACTCAAGTTTAAATAGTAATTTTGGGAATGTTAAAGGCCTGGAGTATTTGGTGCAATATACAAAGGGTAAACAACGCGGCCGTGAATTTGAAAGCGAACGTTACTTTTTAAGGTATTCGCGTAAATGGTGGAGTACTAAATTAGAAATACAAAAAAACGGTATTATTAATTTGAATTATAAAAGCGCTGATTTGCGTTTAAAAATACCAATTGGCAATAAATTTAATTTAAGTATTGGCGGCATTGTTAGAACACACAAACCTTACGGGTTTAACCCAATTGCAAATTATTTAGAAACCTCGCCTTGGTGGGATTTGGCTTATGAATACGGTTATTATGATATTTATTACGGCATTGATTACGATAACGACGGGCAGTTAGATAACTTTGATTGGTATTGGGTAAATGAAAACGGGGACCGGGTTGCGGATACCGATCTGGATTTTAGGCGAAACATTTATCAAGATATTGTAAACGATTATAACCAAACACAATTAAACAACATTGGAACGTTAGCAACGTTAAGTATTATTGCGGGATCTGATTTTTATTATTACCGTGATAACTTTTGGTTGCATACTTGGGCCAATATATTACCAAAACACAAACATATTAGCGGCGATAAAATTTACAGTTATAAAAATTATATTGGCTCGGATGATTGGGTTGATTATAATTACGGCGTGATGTTTGGGTGGTTTATAACTAAAAAAATTGGTTTATTTACAGAAATTGAACAAACCCGGTTTTGGGATAAAAATTTACAATTCATAAAAGCCGGCGTAAATATACAAATATAATGTACCGATATTTAAAAAATAAATTTTCATTTAAAACCCCGTCACGTTGCCGAGCGCAAAGCAAGCGCGCTTGTTTATGCCCAAACGGTACATACTCTCGTAAATGTTGTGACGGTTCATTACAGGCCCAAGGAATAGGCAAAATTTAAAACCTTAAACGCAAAATAATTTAACGTACGCGTTATTTAAGTATTAATCATTAAAAAATTAAAAATGAGTAACGCAATTGATACATTAAATAGGGTCAAGGCCGTATTGGGTCTTGAGGTAAAAATGGAGCAATTAAAACTCGAAAACGGCACAATTCTCGAAGCAAACAAATTTGAGGAGTCGGAGTCGGTTTTTATTGTTACCGAGGATGAGAAAGTTGCGCTCCCAATTGGTTCTTATCAACTTGAGGACAACAGAATTTTAACAGTCGAGGAAGAGGGCGTAATTGCAAAATTAGCCGACCACGAGGAAGAGGAGGAAGTTGAAAAAGAGGAAAAAGAAACCGAGGAAGTTGACGCGCAATATGTTAGTAAAGAAGAATTTTCACAAGCATTGGAAGAAATTAAAGCAATGATTGACGAAGTAAAAGCGGGTTATAAAAAACTTGCAGAAAACAACGAAAATTTAGGATCTGAAAAAGCAGACGAAAAAGCAGAATTACAAGCAGAATTAAGCAAACCGGCAGTACAACCTTTTAAACACTCCCCGGAAAAAACGGCAAAAAGACAAGTCGTTCAATTCGCGGAAAGAAGGCCAAAAAATATGTTGGATATTGTATTTGAAAAATTAAATAATTAAGAAAAATGAACACAAGAAAAATTAATTTAGCAGACGCCGACAATTCGATAAATTCGATAACGACCACGTACGCGGGTGAGTTTGCCGGAAAGTACATTTCGGCGGCATTATTGTCGGGTAAAACATTGGCCGAGGGTTCAATTACCATTAAGCCAAATGTAGCGTATAAAGAAGTCCTTAAAAAGGTGACAGATGATGCAAATTTCATAGTCGATGCAACTTGTGATTTTGCTAACGGTGGGACACCCGATACTTTTTCTCTAACGGAAAGAGTACTCGAACCGGCTCAATTTCAAGTAAATTTACAATTTTGTAAAAAAGATTTTATTTCGGATTGGGAGTCGATTGCAATGGGTTACTCAAGTTACAAGTCGTTACCGCCAAAATTCAGCGATTTTATTTTGGGACACGTAGTGGCAAAAGTAGCGGAAAAAACCGAGCAAAACATTTGGCAAGGTGATGCAAATAATACCGGCGAATTTGACGGGTTTACAACATTATTGGCGAATGATTCAGACGTACAAGATGCGGCTAATTCATCAGAAACCTCATTTACGGCGGGCAACATTAGAACGTTGCTCGGTAACGTTGTTGATAAATTACCAAGCGCAGTTTACTCACAACCGGATGTAACAATTTATTTACCGACGGCAGCATTGCAACCATTTATTAGAGCAATGAGCGGTTTTGGTAATAATGGAGCCGGTGCGGCGGGTATCAACAACCAAGGTGACCTTTGGTATAACCAAGGTAACGCCTTATCATTTGAGGGTATTAAATTGCAGCACGCTCCAGGATTGCCAAGTACTAACATAGTTGCGGGACAATCAAGCAACTTTTATTTTGGTACGGGATTATTGGCAGATCATAACGAGGTTAAATTGATCGATTTAGCGGATATTGACGGGAGCCAAAATGTACGTTGTGTTATGAGATATTCAGCCGGGGTCCAATATGGCATCGGAAGCGATATCGTATTACTAACGTTGGCATAATATAAATAAGGGGACGTAAAACTCCCCTTTTAGTTTAATAATTTAAAATATATACAAATGGCGTGTTTAATAAATAAGGGAAGGACCGAACCGTGTAAGGATACAGTTGGCGGCATACAAGCCGTTTACTTTATTGATTTTGGCGGTTTGGGTACTGTTACATATTCATCATCAAGTGACGAAATTGCAAGTTTTAGCGAAAGCACAATAAACGCATATAAATATCAAGTAAGAGGCAATAGTGGATTTGAGCAAACTGTTACAAGTTCAAGAGAGAATGGTACGACTTTTTATGATCAAGTTTTAACATTGAATTTTAAAAAATTGTCACCCGAGTCGCACGACCAACTTGCGTTAATTGCAGTTGCAAGACCTCACGTAGCAATTGAGGATAACAACGGCAACGTATTTTTAGCGGGATTGGAGTTTGGTTGTGATGTGAATGGTGGGACCGTAGCAACGGGCGCAGCGATGGGCGATATGAGCGGTTATACGCTTACATTGCAAGGAATGGAAAAAAAGCCGGCTAATTTCTTAAACGGTGGTTTAAGTGGTGCGGGTATTACTGTTGTGACTGGTTCTGATATAAGCGATATATAAAATAGTTTTTTTCATAATTTGAGTTAGTTGTTAAAAGGGGTTGTTTAGGCAACCCTTTTTTTTATGCAAAAAAATTAATTATTTGCGTTATATATATATGATACTATTGAAACCAACAACCGAGGCACAAAATTTATATTTTATAAAACGGCCATTTATAACGGATTCGAGTAACGTTTCGCAATTAATACAAATTACGGACGATATTACAAATAGCGATTTAACGTATTCAGTTGGTACCGCAACCGAGGGGGATTATACGCGTTTAATAATGAATATAACAGGCCTAAAAGAGGGGCGTTTTTATTCATTGGCAGTATTTGACAAACCGGCGGGCGGCGGTGATAATACGTGCGTTTATAAGGATAAAATTTTTGTTACAGACCAGGATATCGACCAGGTTGACAATAAAAATTATACGATCAATGATGGCGAATTTGTAGAAAATACAACAGAAAATAACGATTACATTGTAATATGAAAAAGAAACAACAAGGCAAAATAAATATAGTTAATTTGGCTAATTATGTAAGCCCGGATATACGTGTTGAAAAAAACAAAGATTGGGTAACGTTTGGGGATAACAATTCATATTTTGCATATTTATTGGACCGTTATACAGGCTCACCAACTAACAACGCAATTATTAACGGAATAAGTCAGATGATTTACGGTAAAGGGTTGGATGCAACCGATAGCAATAAACAACCAAACGAATACGCCCAGGCAATATCGTTATTAAAAAAGGAGTGCATACGTAAATTAGTTTACGATCTAAAATTAATGGGTCAATGCGCAATACAAATTATATACTCAAAGGATAGAAAAAAAATCGCACGTATTGAACAAATGCCAATTGAAACGTTAGCAATGGAAAAATGCGACGAGGATGATGGCGAAGTAAAAGCATATTATTATTACCACGATTGGGAAAATTTTAAACGTGGAGACGAGCCAACACGTATCCCGGCATTTGGGACAAGTAACGAGTCAATTGAAATTTTATATATAAAACCATACGTTGCCGGGCATTATTATTTTAGTCCGGCGGATTATGCGGGTGGTTTGCAGTATGCCCAACTTGAGGAGGAAATTGCGAATTTTCATAATTCAAATATCCTTAACGGTTTGGCCCCGTCAATGCTCATCTCGTTTAATAACGGCATACCAAACGAGGAGGAGCGTGAATTAATCGAAAGGCGTATTTATGAAAAGTACTCCGGCAGTTCAGCAGCGGGCAAATTCATTTTATCTTTTAATGATTCTAAAGATAACGAGGCAAGTATTGAGGCCGTACAATTAAGCGATGCACACCAACAATATGAATTTTTGTCAACGGAGTCAATGCGTAAAATAATGGTTGCTCATAGAGTTGTATCGCCTATGTTGTTAGGAATTAAAGACCAAACCGGTCTTGGTAATAACGCCGATGAATTGAAAACCGCCTCGACTCTTATGGATAACACGGTGATAAGGCCGTTTCAAGAGTTAATGTTGGAGGCATTTGATCGCATTTTGGCATATAACGGAATATCCTTAAACCTATATTTTAAAACATTGCAACCGTTAGAATTTACAGAAATTGACTCGGAGTTGGTTGATGACGAAACGCAAGAAGAGGAAACGGGCGTAAAAATGAGTAATAATCATTTAGAATTAAACCAGGAAGAGCAAAACATATTATTTGAAAATTTAAAAACAAGTGAATTAAACAACGATTGGGAGTTTGTAGACAAACGAAATGTTGAGGAGGATATGATTTCTCACGAGGATTGGGCAACGATTTGTATTGAACCCAAACAAAATTTTGTTACTGAATTAGCCGGCAAGGTTATACCGCAAAGGCGTAAACAAAATGAAAATACTTTTTCATATTTGGATAAAAGTTTTTACCGTGTACGTTATAGATATAAGGCAGCACGTGCAAGCGGCAACTCACGCGATTTTTGTTCGCGTATGATGACCCGTTTTGGCAGCGATGGCAAACCGGCCGTTTACCGTATTGAGGATATTGACGCTGCAAGCAAAAGCGGCGTAAATAGACAATTTGGGCATAAACAAAAGCCGTACGATTTGTTTCGTTGGAAAGGCGGTCCGTATTGTCACCACGTTTGGGAGGCGGTATTATACCGTTTAAAAGATAAAACAAAACCAAGTAAATTTTTGCGCAACTATCAAGAAACGGGCAGCATACCGAAAACATATAAACCAACGCCTTACGGTTTTAGGGATTCAACAATACCTCCGGTTGATATGGAATACGGCGGGCATCACCCTAATTGGATAGCGAGCGTAAATAGTAATAAACGAAAAAGAAAAAAGTAAATTATGGCAACGGCGTTATTTATAACAACAAAGGATTTAAAACAAAATACGTTAATTGACGGATCGGTTGACGTGGATAAGTTTATATATTTTTTGAAAATTAGTCAAGAGATTCATATTCAAAATTACCTTGGCGGCGCATTATTTGAAAAATTACAAACGTTGGTTAAAGACGGTACGATAAACGATTCGGCAAACGCAGATTATAAAACGTTAATAAACGACCATATAAAAAATATGTTAATACATTTTGCAATGACTGATTATTTACCGTTTGCAAGGTTTACAATTTCTAACGGCGGCGTATATGCCCAGGGTTCGGAAAATAGCGCAAACGCAACCAAAGAGGATATTGACACGTTAGTTAATAGTCACCGCGACTTTGCTCAATTTTATACAAGGCGTTTTATTGATTTTATGAATTATAACCAAACGAAATACCCGGAATATAACGCGAATAAAGACGATGATATGTATCCGGACCGTGATGCAACTTTTCAAGGTTTTGTGTTATGATTGGGCATTTTGGTAATAACGCTTTAGAATTTATGAAACGTAAAAGCAAACCTAAAAAGAAAAATATAGAGTTGTTAAATAGGTTTATAAAAAATAAAAATAAAAATTTAAAAAATGGCAACATTAACGGGACAAAAAATTAAGGATACATACGACGGCCTTTTAAAAACAAACGATAGCACAAGCGGATTGCCCGCAACAGGCAAAACAAACATTGAGGACGGCGTTGGTAACGATAGCGCTTTATCATTAGGAAGGGACGGCCAGGGTGCAACAATTACAGGCAAAACAACAACCGACGTTATTGGGGACGTTTATTCAAATGAAAATAACAGGGTTTTAAATAATGGCGGTCCGGGTGGTTTAACGGCAACGTTTCGGGGCGATGTACTTGCACAAAACGGGGATAAGGTTTTAGAAAATGGAACCTCACAATCGGACGCTACATTTAAAGGTAACGTACTCGCCGAGGATGGCAGTACAATAATAACAAGCGGCTCGAGTGGCGGTAGCGGTACTTTTAGTAATGTTGTCACGGATCA